CTAACGCTAACTGCTGGTATCTAGCGCCTACCTTCCGAGCCGCTAAGGATATCGCGTGGGATATGCTGGTTAACACAATGCCAGAAGAGCTTATCGCCAAGCGCAACGAATCCGAACTAACCCTTAAGCTGATAAACGGCTCTGTTATATCGATCAAAGGCGGCGAGGCTTACGATAACTTACGCGGACGCTCGTTAGATTTCGTAGTGCTAGACGAGGTGGCGGATATGCGCCCGCAGGTGTGGACAGAGGTCGTCCGCCCTTCTCTATCAGACCGCCAAGGCTCTGCGCTGTTTATCGGTACGCCTAAAGGCCGTAACCATTTCTACGACCTTTGGACTACAGGCGCAGATAAGCAAGAAGGTTGGGCGAGCTTCCAGTTCACCACGCTAGAAGGCGGCAACGTACCAGAAGAAGAGGTGACGGCAGCTAAACGCGATCTTGATGAGCGCACATTTAAGCAAGAGTACCTAGCAAACTTCGTTAACTACTCAGGTATCATCTACTACAACTTCGACCGCACCGAGACAGTACGCAAAGAGTACGAAGAAGAAGGCTCACTCCATATCGGTATGGACTTCAACTTAGACCCTATGTCAGCGGTCGTCGCTATTAAGGTAGGCGATACGCTGCAGATCATCGACGAGATCGTTATATACGGTTCTAATACCGACGAGATCGTCGACGAGATCAAACACAGATACCCAGATAGACGAATCACAGTTTACCCAGACCCAGCGTGCAGACAGCGTAAAACGTCAGCCGGTGGGCGTACAGATTTATCTATACTGCAAAACGCGGGCTTTGCTGTTAAAGTACGCAATAGCCATACGGCCATTCGTGATAGAATTAACGCCGTTAATGCTCGTCTATTATCTGCTGACGGTGTACGGCACTTGTACGTAGACCCTAAATGCAAGCAGGTAATTAAGTCGCTAGAGCGACAGACTTACAAGGAAGGGACGAACCAGCCGGACAAGGATTCTGGTTTTGACCATATGAACGACGCCTTGGGTTACTTGGTAGACTACCTATACCCAATTAAGCGACAATACGACATAACTCAACCTACCAGATGGACGTAAACCGTGGCTAAGACAGCGATTACTGATACCCATCCAGACTACGAGCTAAACGCCCCACAGTGGGAGTTTTATTTGCGTTCTTATCTGGGTGGCGAAGATTACAAAGACGGAAACTACCTAGTTTCATACTTGAACGAAGATAAGGTCGAGTACGGTCGCCGTCTTGATCTAACGCCAGTAGACAACCACTGCGCGAACATTATCCATATCTACGGTTCGTTCTTATGGCGTACAGCCCCAGTGCGAAACTTCAACTCGCTAGACGGCAACCCAGCACTAGACTACATCCTAAAGGATGCTGACCTAGACGGTCGCTCGCTAGACGCGTTTATGAAAGAGGCTCAACAGTGGGCATCTGTTTACGGTCACGTTTGGGTAACGGTTGATAAGCCTAAGTCTAACGCGAACACTCGCGCAGATGAGCTTAACCAAGGTATTCGTCCTTACTTCAATCTATACACACCTGAAAACGTGTACGACTGGAAATACGCGCGCACCGCATCTGGTTACACGAAGCTGGTTTACCTTAAGCTGCGCGAATCAGTAGACAAAGACACCGACGGCAACAAGGTCGAGTATTTCCGCATCTGGACAGAAGAGACTATCGCTTTGTACGAAGTGCGCGGCGACCAAGAGAAGCTAGTAGAAGAGGTGGAGAACCCAATCGGGCTTATCCCAGCCGCTTACCTCCCAGCCGCTCGCACAACTACGCGCGGAATCGGTAAATCTGACATCGGCGACATTGCTGTTATGCAGCGTGCTATCTACAACGAGCTATCAGAGATCGAGCAACTAATCCGTATTTCTAACCATCCGACGCTAGTTAAGTCGTTCGAGACTGACGCATCGGCTGGCGCTGGTGGCGTTGTGAATATGCCAGATGAGCTAGACCCAGCGCTTAAGCCTTATATGATGCAACCAAGCGGCGCGAACCTTAACGCTGTTATGGATTCGATCGCTCGCAAGGTAGAGGCGATTAACCGCATGGCTCACCTAGGCGCTGTTCGCGGTACTGACGCAGTTAAGGCGTCGGGCATTGCGCTACAAACAGAGTTCCAGCTACTTAACGCTCGCCTATCAGAGAAGGCAGACTTGCTAGAGCTTGCCGAAGAGCAGCTATGGCGTCTAATTTGTGTTTGGCTAGACGTTACGCCAGACGTAGAGGTGTTCTACCCAGATAGCTTCGATATCCGCGACTACCCTAACGAGCTTCAGTTCCTACAGGCTGCTAAGGCGTCTGGTGTGAAATCTGACACGTTCGCTAAGGGCGTAGACAAGCTAATCGCTGATCTTATCCTAGACGATGAAGAGCTACAGAAAGCCTACGACGAGATCGACGCTAATCGTACTTTAGGTGACTTCTCTAACGTGGTGAATAATGCCGGCTGATATCGATCACGCGAAGATCGTACAAGCGCTGACGGAAACACACGAAAAGCGCTTGTTAAATATCCTTAAACAGCTAGAGGAGCAGGTAGCCTCTCTAGTTATGTCCGCGCCTACAGATCAGAAGAAACTATTCGATCTTAAGTGGGCGATCGACGCACGCGCTGACCTAGAAAGGATCATGCGCGACACATACCTAACCGAAGTAGATAGCCAAGTGCGAGACTACGACCAGATCGTAGCAAGCATGGGCGATATGCTTAACGAGTACACAGACTTTACCGGCCTAGACCCAGACGTAATCGCACAGCTTAAGCGCGTGTCGTTCCAAGGCTTCGAGGATATCGCGTCTACATTCTCTAACGATCTAGCCGAGGAGCTTTACCAGAGCACCTTAACCGGTCGTGACATGGCCGAGTCTGTTCGCAATATGCGCCAGAAGATCAACGGCGTGTATATCGCATCGGACGACGCAGAGATCGAGCGCCTAGTAGAGCTAGCACAGGCCGGCGACGAGTCAGCAGTGCGCGAACTACATCAGAAGTACGCAGCCGATCGTGCAGGTAACAATATGCGCCGCTATGCTCGCCAGATGGTGTTCGACTCAGCTATGCAGTTCGACGCCTCGATTAACGTCGCAGCCGGTAAAGATATTGGAGCGGATCGCTGGAAATATTACGGCTCAGTGATTACGGATACTCGCCCTTGGTGTGCCAAGCACGCTGGCAAGACCCTGAGCGAAGAGTATATCCGCGAGCAGTGGCCGAAGAACAACTGGAAAGGCAAAGCAGACGGCGACCCGTTTATCGTCCGCGGTGGTTACAACTGTCGCCACCACTTCCGCCCAGCGTTCGACTTCGAGGACATTACAGAGCCTAAAGGAGAAGAGGCTGTAGCACCTAAAAAGGCTACTGTCGGCTACCTACTACGTGAGGACGAGACGACATTCTCTAATGGTTACGACCGCGACAAATACGTATCTGCATTAAACAAGCTACACCCAGACCAGATTAAACTAGCCAACGCGCTGCCTGTACCTAAGCAAGTAAAAGACGGACGAGGGTATTACCAAGCGATAGGCTCTACTCTTTCGTCTAGCCCGAACGAGGCTACAACAATTCGTCACGAATACGGACACCACATAGATAACGTACTGACTAAGCACCCATCTATGGCAGGTATGCGCGGCGTTTGGTGGTCTATGCAGGACGAAGGCTTTAAGGCTGCCTACGATTCAGACCGCAAGGCTCTAGGTTTACACAGAACTAAGACGCGCCAAGCCGGTATCTGGCAAGTCTGGCAAGAGATATACGACCAAGAGCAGGTGGAAGTACGCGGACGCACTGTTAATAAGTACACGATTAAAGATAGGGATTTGTCCGGTATATCAGATATCTTGGACTCACTATCTCAAGGCGAAGTACACACGAAGTATTCAGGCTGGGGGCACGGGCGCTCTTACTACAGTAGTAAGAACAGCTACAACCGCCACCTAGAAAACTTCGCCAACCTCTGGGCGCTATACGGCTCTAAACACTGGCCTACCGCCCAGAAGCATTTCCCCAGCCTGACTAAACGCTTTACCGAAGTAATGGAGATGGTAAATGGTTAACTCAGAACTACTAGATTTGTACGTAGAGGTATTTGGAGAAGAGCCTGTACTTACTGGAATTAGCTACAATGACAAAGAGTCATTAGCTGATAAACTAATTCGCGCTATCGAGACAGAAGAGCCGCTAATCGAAAGAGAAGTGCCTGAAGGCTCGGTAGTCTGAATAAAAACGGAAACTAACTCTATAAGAGGTACGCCACATGAGCGACGTAATCATGGATAACGAACCAAACCAAGAACCTAACGAGCCAGCGACTAAATCATTTAGCCAAGACGAGTTAGAACGAATCGTAGAACAACGCCTCGCTCGCGAGCGTCGTAAGTACGAGAAACAGTTGGAGGGTGTCGACCTAGACGAAGCACGCCGCCTAATGGAAGAGAAACAGGCAGCGGAACTAGAACGCCAGAAAGAAAAAGGCGAGTTCGAGAAAGTGCTTAAGCAGGTGACAGAGAAGAAGGATCAAACGATCCAGACTCTTAACCAGAAGCTATACGAATTACAGGTAGACGGCGCTCTAGTTAATGCCGCGAGCCAAAGCGGTGCTGTAAACCCTAGTCAGGTTGTCCAGCTACTTAAAGGCCAAACCCGATTAAACGAAGAAGGTCAAGTAGAGATATTGGATTCTGATGGTACAGTGCGCTACAATGACACCGGTTCGCCACTTTCGGTTAACGAGTACGTGTCGGACTTTCTTACCGCGAATCCGCATTTTGTGAAAGCTAGCCCATCGGGCGCAGGATCAAAAGGCGCAGCGGGTGGCTCTACTCCGAAGCCTGAATCGGTGGCAGATATGCTTGCAAACTGGACTTCCGGTGGCAAAGAGGCATACGCCGCTTTGAAAAAAGGCAAGCGTTAATACAACCTTGTAAATACTTAACGTAAATTATTGGAGAGCTATCATGGCTGTTACTACTTCATCTTCACTAGACGATTTGTTTGTAAACATCGTCGCAGAAGCTCGCATGGCTGCTGAAGAAAACTCAATCATGCGTAACCTTGTTACTAACTACAACATCGGTTCTGTAGCTGGTACTACTATCCAAGTACCAAAATACTCAACTGTTTCTGCTGCTGACCTAACAGAAGGCACAGATATGTCGTCTACTGAAGTTACTACTTCTTCAGTATCTATCGCAGTCGGCGAAGTGGGCGTTCAGGCGTTCCTTACTGACATGGCTGCTATGGGTCACGGCAACCCAGCTCAGGAAATCGGTACTCTGCTAGGTAACGCAATCGCTCGTAAGATCGACCAAGACCTTATCGCATTGTTCGACGGTTTCTCTTCTAGCCTAGGTGGCACTACTGTAGAACTTACTGTAGCTGACATCTTCAAAGCTGCTGCGACTCTTCGTAACAACAAAGTTATGGGCAACCTAGTAGCGGTTCTTAACCCACTACAGGCATACGCTCTTAAAGCTAACCTAACTAACACATTCGCTAACCCGAATGGCGGCGACCTTCAGAACGAAGCTCTACGCACTGGTTACG